CCGCATTATGTCGGCAGTGTCAGAGTAGGGACCAACGTGTTTGGGAGCTATCCAACCCGTGATCTTGTCCCATCCGCCAGCGTTTTGGTTAGGCCACTCAACGCCATCTTCACTTCCAGCTTCATGTCCAACATGGTGCATGCCCACGCCTTCGCCCATGGCTGTTGGAAGCTTAAACCTTCCAAGCTTTGTGCGGGCGAGCTTTTCAACCGTGACTGTAGTGGCTCTTGTGCCGTATAGATAATCAGCCAATAATGGCGGAACCTTTCCAAGCTCAAGGCTTATCTCCAAAGTTTGTGTTTTAGCGTCAACGCGGTATTCTACGCTTTCAATGCGAAAGTCTGAGTCAACATTCTCGTTCGGAAGGCTGACGTGAATTTTGTCTCCAGCAAGAAGCGGAGTATCTTCATAATCGATTACCGTGCTTCTGACCGTGATGTATTCTGCTGGGTTTTTGAAGTAGTCCAGCAGGGCTTTGGCTCTTAACTCGCAGGCTTTGTCGCTTACAAGCTCCTCATCAACTTCCACAAGCTCTCTCAAGCCGTAAGCTGACTGACTTGCACCGTCCTCTGCAAAGCTTTTCCAACGTCCATAGCCGAAGTGGAACTGGTCTATCCAAATGTCGCCTGCTGAAAAGTATTTCTGGTCCACGCATATGTTTATCCTCTTGATTTTTGTCCAGTCAAAATCCGAATAGTAAACGTCCCACTGCTCAGCGTTTCTGCTGCCCCAATTGAGGATAATTTTCTCCCATTGATTATATTTGGTTAGGCTAAAGGTTTTGCTGGCTGTTCTGCCGTTAATGTCCTCAATCTGCAGCCAGCCGATTTGTTCGTGCTTGTCATCTACTCGGATTGTAAACATGATCTGCGGAAACTCGTCTGCGCTCATTTCTTTGCCAGCGGTAAACTCCCAACCAACCGCCACATAATACGTGTAGTTTGGAGCATGAGCCTTAACGCTTTTGGCACCTGCATACTTTATTGTGGTGTCAAGACTTAGGTCCAAGAAAGCTGTTAAAGGCTTCCACATGCCATAAACTGCATGAACCAAATTGCCCTCGGCATCTTCCGTCAAATCTTCAGTAAGCGTGTCGCTCCAAGGCTGCCCATCCACATCAACAGGAAAAGGCTTGTCTTGGCTGCCATAAACCTCAATTCTGTTGCGAATGCGATGGATGTCCTTGCGGTATTCGCTAACCTCGACTTTTTCTGAAAGGCTTACAGGCGATGCCTTGCTGTTCTTTGGGAAAAACTCAAACTTGCCGTCTGGAGCTACACGAAAATCGTAGCCTATAACGCCGTTTTTGTCGGCTGATTCAGCAATGTATTTGAGAATGTCGAAAACAGGCGCCTTATCATATTCCAGCTTCGTGTAAGTTGTGTCCGTGTTTTCTATAAGCTCTGTTGAATCTCTAACATGGCTTAAGCCCACGTAATAATCAATGAGGTCTTTGACTATTTCCTCGCCCTTCTTGTTTTCATACGTCTTAGTTACAACCCTTCGGAAGAAGCGTTCTCCCCAGCAACGCCCGCTAACACGAATATAATTTTCAGTAGGCGTGGATTCGCATTTGACGCTTTCAACTCTAAGCGTAATAATCTGCGGGACATTCGTGCCTCTGCCGATGTCTATGTGACCGTCCAAGCCAACAGTGATAGGCGATGTTCCTCCAGGACTATACTTTTTGTTCCAGTTTTGAAGCAGAACCTCAAAGCTGCCCACTTCTTTTGTGCAGCCAAGATGCACTCTTAACTCGATAACATCGCCTTGTGGAACGCCGACAGCACCGAAAGCAATGGCAACCTTTGGAATCTCAACGCTCATAGCTATTCGACACCTCGCCTATACAATTCCTCTTCTCCAGCACGGACTATACTACGACCACGAGAAGGCGTTTCCACAGCAGCCTCATTGAAACTCTGAACACTGGACGTGGCAGCATTCATTTGACTGGCGAAATAAGCCATAGCAGCAGCTGCAGCGATTATGATTCCGATTCCTACCCCGGTGAGAGCGAGGAAGGTGGCATGGGAAATATTTAAGGCATTTTGAGCCGCAGTACAAATCCATGTGGCTGCAGCTTTTATTTTGTAGGCTACGGCTGATGCTATACTTGCGCTTGCGTTTGCTGACTGTGTTGTCGTGTTTAGGGCTATGGATGCCGTGTGTCCGGTCGTCACAACCGTAAGATAACTCTTCATGCGAATGAATGCAGAAACAAGCGTTATAACAGCAAGTATGGTTCTCGCCCATTTTGCGCTTTCCTTGTCGACAATGCCAAAATCTCCAGCAAGGCTTATGACTGCTGAACCCATGCTGACAATGCTTGTGAAAGCCATACCCACTGTTCTCAAGCTTACGGTTGTGGATTCAGCATGGGTTTTAAGCTCTTCAAAGCCAGAAGCTGAAGCTCTAACGTTTTCTCCCATAACCGAGGCTTCGACGCCTGTCTTGTTAAACTCCGCTCCCATAACAGTGGCTGAAGATTGAACTCTTGTCGCCATTGCAGAAGCGTCTGAGCCTACTCTGGCAAACTCGCTACTTGCCAAGTTTTCAGCAGCAATAACTATGGCTAACTCGTTGAAGCTCACTTAAAACCAGCCTCCGCCTTAGCAGCTTCAATGGCTTCTCTGATTATCTGCTCGAGCTGTGGAAGATACTCTCTAATCGCTGGATACAGATATGGACGAGCTTGCATCCGCCTTGTGCCTAACTCCACGAATAAAGCGTAAGTGGCTTCAGCGCCTATCTCAGCAACCCACTCGCTAATCTTCGCGTAAATTGAGCTTCTCAGATGGCCTGTTCTTACTGGAACGAGCTGTTTGGCTAAGGCTTTAACGTCCGCAGCCCAACTCGCCAACTGCCTATGCACATGTTTTTGCACGGCAGAGTCAAACTGTTTCATAGCCTCTTGAAACTTCTCGACGCCTTTAACGTCACACGTTATCTCGATGCTCATCGCAGCTTTCCTTCCCGCTTGGCTTTCTCCATTTCCTCTTGCGTCTGCCGGTCCACCTCATTGAGGATTATAAGGAACTGTTGGATGGTTTTTGCTGGCTGCTTTCGTAATTCTGTGATGGTCCATCCGAACTCTTTGCAGAGCCTATACTCTGTGACTGCTGGATGCGGCTTGCCTCTTCGGATTTGCCTGACAAAAAAAGTGATTCTTCAACGGTGAGGCTGTTAAGCCTGTTGGCTATTTGGCTGAACAGTTCGCCTAACGCTATTGGAACGCCATTTTCTTCGTTAAGCAGTTTCTCAAGGGTTATGGGCTTGTGCTCTGGTTGCTCTTTCAAGCTTGCCATTATTGTTTCTGCTTGAATTGCCACGTAATCGCTGCTCTGAATCTGTCCTGTAATTTGGCTGTATTTCGTGTGTTTCTGGATGATGCGAGACCGCTTAGCCCAGCTTATCTCCTGAAAAACGTAGCGTCCAGCATACTCCTTGCCAAACTTTTCATCGATTTCAATGGTTTCTGTTCGCATTTTGAATCATCTCCATAACAGCTAATCGGTTTTTAATGGCTGTGTTTATGTCTTCAAGTACGATGTCTTGCATCCACTTAGGCATCCTAAGTATTCGCTTTCCAAGATTGTCCCACATTCGCATCCACTTCTTTTTCAACTCTGCCTCAGCGCCAAAATATTGTAAAACGTCAACTTCAACAGCCATTTCAACCACCCTCAGCTTATGATAACGTCTCTTGCAGCAAACTTGGCTTTCAAGCTGACAAGGTCTTCAATGCGTGTTGGAGTAGCCACGTCCTCCCACTTGCAATACTTGAACAAAGCACTGTACGCTCCGCTCAAGCCAAATTTTAGGCTGAACTCAGTATCGTTGATGACATCGTCAAACTCCGTTTTATCTTCAAACTCGAAGGTTAATTCTCCGCTTAGATTTCTATGGCGAGCTGGAAGATACTTTATGAGGTGGGCGTCTGTGGTTTTGATGACTGTCACGGGCTTCAAGTTGTTTTCAATGATGAATTTCCAGTCTGTTATGCGTTCTACGGCAGCTAAGCCTGAACCGTCTGCTAATCCACGCATAACATAGCTTGCACTGTAAGGAACTGCTCCACCATAGTCGCCATATGAGGCTCCAGCAATTTTGGCCGTGCCAACCGCAACGTCTTGTCCGATAAGCTCGACTGCTGCTCTCATAACGTCTTCAACACTGCATTCGACTTCCAGCTTGTTGATTCTGCAGCCTTTGTAGAGGAAGCTAATCACGTCTGTGGGGCTACTGAACAAGCCTTTGTAATACAGCACCTGAATGCTTAACGGGCTAAGCGTCTGCACATGCTGAATGAAAGCGATGGGCGACTCGCTTGTCAAAACGCTTGGAATCTTCAAATGCACCTTCCGCAAACCCTTGGTTAAGCTCTGCAAATCCCTTGACCCCACGCCTCTGATTTTTATTAAACCGGGGTCTAATCCCGGCTCCACGCCTTCAGTGTTTATGCCAACCATTGAAGGATTCGTTGGCGTCTGTCCATAGACGCTTTCGACTACGAAGTACACGCGGCTTTCATGCGCTCCATACGTGTCAACCATTTTCTTTTCTCACTCTCCTTTTAGAATGCTCCTCCAACGTCCTCGAAGGACCATGATTTCAGCTGAAACTCCGTGCGGAAAATGAAGGGTTTAACATCCACGCGGTCAACGTCCCGAAAACTAACAACATCCAAATACGTGATGCCATTAACCGTGACCGTGCAGCATACATAATCACTATATATTATGGCTGCTGTGGTTCCAT